GGTTTATTCACTACATCCATATTTTTTTAAATTCCTCTAATGGCAAATCTATTAAAAATCCGTGACCTTCACAATATACGTAAGTCATTTCATAAAACTCACTACAACCAATAACCTTGTCCAAGTCCAGATAACCATCAACAATTACCTCTACTGTATCAGCATCCATCTCTATGCCTATCTGTTGGTAGATAGGATCAGTCTGCTCTTCTCTGAATACAAAACTTACAGGTACTTTCATCTTGTCTTATAGGTAAACGCATTAACTTTCATTTCCTCACTCTTGTCTTTTACCTTCCTCTCGGGGTGTAACTCTAACCAACGACCTCCTAAAGGTTTTGGACTTGCACCTCTCTCCACATGCCAACCACCTTTACCCTCGTTATACTCCTCTTTGTAGGTTGCCGTTCTAACCATCAATATATCCTTGAGCCATACTTTATTTTGACTTAACCTCTCAACCGTGTATGTTAGTTCGTGATCTTCGTGAACGTGTCCCATCCATATCATATCAGCACCCTCTACCATAGTAGACATTCTATTGAACTGTATCGTTCCCTTTGTGACTGGTCCGCCTCCTCCAGAGCCATGAAAATACTTTATAGCAAATCGTGTTCTACCTTCTCCGGTGTTACGTTGAAACCTATACACTATCCATCCACCATAACCACCAACTTCAATTTGTGTATCATTCAGAGAATTAAGCCCATATACAAAACGTTCAATTACGTCTGTCTCTTGTCTCTTGAGAATGTTAGTTTCGTGGTTTCCATATCCTACAACCTTGATAAGGTGAGCATAAGGACTAAACCATTGTACTGCATCGTTTACAACGGCATCTAAGTAGTTTGCCTTGTTATGTTCAGGGCGAATGTCGTTCTTGTTCTTACGAGGATCGTATGACCCCTGCATCAAACACAGGGTGTCTCCGTTTATCAGTACGTCTGCACCTATTTCTTTTGCTTCGTCAAGATGACGTTTAAGGAGGTCACGTTGGCACTTAGGGTTATCCCAATGTATGTCGGATAATAAAAGGACTTTCTTGGATTCCCACTGGTTGTCGATAAGGTGTACATTTGTTTTCATAGTATTATAGCCAATATCAAAATAGCCGATGTCATAAATGAATAATTGCGGTATCTTCTGACCTTGACTTGTTGTTGTTCGTTTGCGAATATAAGTGTATTTATTAACTCCTCTTGTCTGTGTATAGTAGATGAGTCACTCTTGGCTAATTGAATGTATAACTTTTGCTTTTGTCTGCACTCGTGTAATTCAATCAACCTTTCGTTTATTTCCTTGATCGTGCTGTCGGAGTATTGAGAGTAGACTCTCTGTGGTGTTAATGCTGCTAATACTATCAGAGTAAACGTTGCGAATGGAATCAATCTCTTTATCAACTGCATAGATTTCTCTAATTATAATGACTCTACTGGTATCAGGTCGGTATGTCGCAATAACTTTCGAGGTATGGTGTATTGATAATAAAATCGATAGCGTGACCACCCACAACATCAGTTTTAGAATCGTAGAAAGGCTCAGCATTTCCGCTAACCGAGATTTCAAAGTCTGCATCACTTACATTTCTTTTTAAAAGGGTTACTATATCAATGATTATCCCTGCTGAATCACTCAACACCTCGATAGTATTTGAACTTGATTCAAAGGTTCTATCCATTACCATCATAGCAAACTGATAGGAAACCAATCTTTGATCGGTGTTAAATGTGAAGCCATTAGGCACAAGCCAAACAATAGGATAGTATTTAACCTCGTCTACTGCAAAGTCAAAGTCAGCCCCTACTGCGAACTTGCCGACCATCTTGTGGCTTTCCGCTTGGGTTTTTATCTTTTCGATTATCTGGTTTAGCGTCATACTGTTTTAGTTTCTGTTCGTTCTTTAAACGCCACTTATTTTTAGTTATCTTCTGGGAAGTCATAGTTAAAGAAGCAATCGTCATCATTACCTGGTAGATACATACCTCCAAAGAAGGCGGTGTTGTGTGGTCTGATAACATCGAAACCACTTCCAGGATTCAAATATAACGGATAGTCTGTTGGGTTTTCTTTTAGGTAATCTCTTAATCGTTCAGCGTAATACTCAGCTTTATCTCTGTATCTCTTCTCAATCATTGTCAACTCCTCTGTGGTGATAGGTGTTGCGTTATCGCTATTCCTACTCGCTACCGATTTGTTCATAAACTTGAAGGTCAAAGGTAGCATACTCTCAACCAACGTATAATACTTTAAGCAAGGTGCGATGTAGTTATCTATCAAGGTTGTATTTAAAGACGTTAGAGTGCCGTTATATGCTTGTGTCAAGACCTCATCGTAAACACCACTTCCAACGATATCCCGAATGTAAATTTCTTGTGCCTCTTTGATTGCACTCTTGAGTAACTTATCGTCAAGGTTCTCGTTTAAAGGTGTGTTATCCTTGAGGTATGTGGTCGATATGAAATAAATAAAATTAGCCATTGATTTTTCTTCTTACAAGTTTAGATTGCCAATAGTGACGACAATAAGGAACGTGAGTTGTTGTGCCTTTTATAGTCATCCAACCTCCTCTTCTTCTCCAAACATCATAACCAAGTATTGAAGTCATTTCATCAATATCCTCTCTGGTGTATAGTCTGTTGAATCCAACAATCTGTCGGCAAAAATCTCTTGAGGTTTCAATTATTTTATCTCCAGAGATACCCGGTGCTTTCTCATATGAATACATTGACAGTATTTCTGTTTGAATGCCATTCTTTTTTAACTCGTTTAAACCTTTATTTGTTGTGTTTAACTTGTTGTCCAAAAGTCCGTCATCTATTAGTTTAGCAACCTCCTCCTGGATTTTTTGTGAGTCTGCCTTAATGTTGGCAACAATATCACCCATTCCATATTTTTTGTTGCTATTCAATAATTGAAGTATCATTATCCCAAGAGTTGATGCAAAGTCAAAGGTAACCTCTTCAAACTCATCTCCACTCACCCCGAATTGTTGAAATACCTCAATGTCTCTATCATCATCCCAACCGAATGGGTTTTGACTTGACATCTCTTGCTTGTTGCTCATTCCTAACTCTTGCCTTGCCTCATCTCTATCAATTAACCCTTTCTCAAATAGGTTCACATAATCTAAACCAATAGGAGGTCTATTCTTTGTTTTTAACTGAACCGGTGCAATGTATTGAAAGATAGAACTCAATGCTCTATCCATCTGAGTCTGTCTTGGCTCAACATAAGACACCTGGAACGACTCGTATGCCTCAATCAACTCATTACGTCCTCCAAGTTGCCCTTCACTTTTAATACCGAATAACATTGGTGAAGTAACCCTATGCCCACTAAATATCTCCTCTTGTACTTGCTGATTCAATTGCATAAACAACTTATCAAAGTCAGAAGGTGCAAGGTTATTAATGGTAGATGGTGTTTCGTTTGGGTCGTTGAACTGGATTATCACCCCTCCAGCGTTGTCGCTACCTGTAAAATTCTGCTTGAATCTTTTAACCGTTTCCCTCGCTTCCGAAGGAGTTGGCAGACCTTTATACAATTGGATTAGGGTCTGAGCAGAGAAACCACTCTTTATAGAGTTAAGGTGGAAATTAGCAATCTCTGTGTCTATCTCTACATATTTCAATGCTGCAACATATACCGGTAGAGGATACTCCTCTTGACCTGCTCTGTACATCTTGAAGCAGTACACTTGTTTGTTTTCACGAGTCGTTGGATTCCATTGAGGATAGTATTGAACCTCACATCTTCTGTTTCCCCAATCTTCTGAGTAAGCATAACCACCATCAATAGCCACCCTTACATTTTGGAAAGGTAGGTGATAGATTTCAGCAATTGAAGTCTTTGCCTTGTTCCATATTATCTCAAGTGCGAAACCATCAAATAACTCAAGGTCATTGGCAATCTTGCTCTTCAATGAATCAAAGTCCTCATAAGCATTGATATTACCTAAATAGTCTTGTGCCTTTGCAATATCCTCTGTGTTTTGTCCTAATATCTCAGTCTTATCACCAGCAAGATACGCTGCCTTTTGAGTGATAATAGCAGAGTGCTTAGGGCTTTTATTAAACAACTCAATTAAACCCATTGGGTAAAGGTTGTCATCACCGAAAGTGATTATCCCTTTGCTCTTGTTCTCCTTGAACGTGGGCAGTTTAGACTCGGCTAAATTTATCCGAACGAAGTTACTTTCCATTTTTTACAAATGCGTTATAGTGGAATATCGATGCCCAAGTAAATAGACTCGCATAACCCACGTTAATTATTATCTCTGGAATCGGTGGATATTGTGCCACCAAAACATTATACAAAGAACCCATTGATGGAATGGCTAAACCAACCCTCAACAACCATTGTTCAAACAATGTCAATTTTGCAATGGCTTTAACCTCACGTCCAAATACGAAAATGTAAAACAAAGTCGCATTGACAAAGATTAAAATGTTGGCTATCTCATTTATTATCTGCATCGAGTTTATCTTTAAAGAATTTTTTGCTAAAAGCCTCAACACCTTTCAACCCCAAGAAACCAAGAATAAAAGCAACACCATTTGAATAGTTAGTGTCGCTAATCTTTACCAGGTCGCAAACAACCGGTGTTAAATAGTTCGCACTTGCTACTCCTGTGATTATTGCAAAGAAGGTCTGCTTGATGTTTTTAGTTGCACCTTTTCCAACCAATAACAACGAACCAAAAAGCCCTGCTATCGATTGCATCACATTTATACCTATCTCGTCTAAAAAGGTTTTCATTCTCCGTATATTTTTTCGTTAAGTGTTGGTGTATATTGTGTTGTTGTTGTACCCTCTGTGCATTTCAACATCCCTTGCTCAACTAACTCATCTGCTAACGATGGATCAAGGTTGCTATCACTTGTTTGAGCATAGACCTTATATTCATATTCTCCGGTGTATATGTCTGCCGTTGTGCCTTCGATAAATTGAAACTGATTGTATCTATCAGGGTAACTACTCACATCTGCCAGAATGAAGTTGTACTTTGTATTCGTTGTACGATTGGTCAGATTAAATAAAAATGTAGGGTTATCGATTGTAACCTTCTCCGTTAATGTCAGGTACCAATAAGCCGTTTCGTCCTTTTCTATCGTGAGCATTTATATATATATAGCAAATGTAAAAAATTGGCAAAAAGAAAAGGGCAACCAATGGCTGCCCCTTTAGGAAAGAAACTATGAAAACTAAATACCTAATGTAGTTACTACTGCACTCTGTACTAAATATGGTGCTTCTGTTTCAATTGCACTCAATGTGAAGTTGTACCCTTGTACATCTCCCATTGCTGCACCACTTTCAGCAGTCATTGAAGTAATATCGCAACCATACTCATACCCACACAACCAGTAGTTGTCGTTGTTGTCTTTAACGATACAGAATACTCTGTTCTGTGCTAACAACTTCAACTCATTACGCTTGGTAGTAGACAACTTGCGAAGTCTTGCTACAACGTCTGTCTGATTGAATACAGTACCATTGTCTTGAGATACGTTAGTAGTAGTAGTCATTGAACCTATGCCCTTTGGAAGTTCATAAGTGTATACATCTCCACTTGCTACTGTTGATGCAGTTACCTCGCCACCACTAACGGTGAACCCAGATGATGCCCAATCAATAACGTGGATGCTCTTGATACCACCAACGCTATCCTTACAATCTAAAGTGAACCCTTGAGTTAAATTACAAGCCATAATCTTATGCTTTTAAAGGGTTAGACTTACGCAAGGATAAACTCAACAATCTGGTCAGGGAATCCTACTTGAACACCATACTTGCAAGTTGCACGGAATCTTACCTCGTCCGAATCAACTGAATACCAGAATTTATACTCCTCCTCTTCATTCGCTAAGTCTGTGCCTACAAAGAAGTTAGAGATACGTCCTAAGTACATCTTATCAACTCCGTTCAATCCACCAACACCAACCATCTTAACGTTAGTTGCTGGAATCATTATCTCCATTCCTTCGCTATCAGCAGCGTAGTGGAATAAGTTGTTGTTGCGTAAAGCAGTAGTATACTTCTTGAAAGTATCGATACCCACAAACAATACTAAGTCATCAGCGTCTGCAATGTCTGCTGGAGTTGCAGCATACATATCGTCTACTAAGTCATCGATGTTAGAAGTAGTGATAGCAGTAGCACTTGAAGTGTTACCATCAACCGCAGTTGCATCACCGATAATCTTAACGAATCCGTCAAACTTGTTAGTGTTAGGGTTAGTGTTACTTGTTGCAGTATCACCTTGCCACATTGCTACTTCTAATAATTTAGCAATCTTGCTTGACTTCTCGTTTCCGATTTGCTCCTCGAAAGGAACTGACTCAGGAGAACCAGCAGCGATTTGAGTCTGCATCCACTTCGCCTCTAAAGTCTTAGGGCAAAGAGTTTCTTCAACCTTAATCTTACCTACTGTGATAGTACGCTGTGAGAATGTAGTGTTTCCACTCGCTGTATACCCACAACCATCTGTCTGGAAGTATACTGAAGAATCAAGGATGTTAAGTGCCTCTGCACTCTTAACTCCTACTTGAACTTGTCCAGCCGCTTGTAATAAAGCAGCAGTCTTGCCACCAAATAGTGACTTCACAACCAACTCGGTTGATTGCTCATTAGTGTAGTTGGTTAAACCAGTTACGTTAAATGCCATAATTTATTTTTTTAATGTTTTTGCGATGTTTAAAATGTTGTTAAATCTCTCTTCTTTTTTAGACAACTTAGCCGGTGCTTTAGTTGGCTCTGTGCTTGGAAGGTTAGCCACCTTTTCTACAAGGTCGATAGTCTTTGAAAACCCTGATTTGATTTTGCTAATCTCAGACTTTAATGATGCAATCTCATTCTTTAAGTTCTTAACTCTTGAATACTTAGACTTACGCATCTTTTTAATCTTACGCATAGCTTCAACAACTGCCTCAGCCTCTGGTGCTTCATCAATGATGTCAACGATTTGAGATACAACCTCAATAGCAACCTCAGTTGCAATTTCAGCAGTTACCTCATCAGGAGTGATGTCATTAACTACCGCAGCAACTTCTTCAATTACTGCCTCGTCAGTTACAACCTCCTCAACTACGTCAACAACTTCTTCCATCTCCTCAGCAACTTCTTCAGATGGCTCAACGATTTCAGTTACAAGCCCACCCTCAGTTGTGATAAGTTTACCACCTTCAACCTCATGTGTTGCGTCTGGTGCTGGGATAAGCCCCTCGCCAGTTTGAACGAATATAGCAGTACCTACTGCCAACTCGCCTTCCCATTCGATGACAGTACCATCTACTAATGTAGCGGACTCCATCTCCACCTTTTGATCATCTCCGAACAATAGGTGTCTGATTTCTTTGATTACTTCTTTACTATTCATTTTATTATAATTAGTGTTAATGTTTTTTTGGCTCAATTTTTACCATTCCACTTGGCTACTATGCTCTTTAACTCACTCAATAGTTTGTCCTCAGGCTCAGCCATATCAAAGTAACCCTCAACCGAGAATCCCTTGAACTCACCATCCTTAACCCTCTGCCAGATGCTATCATCGTTAACTATGTATGATAAGAACCACGAGCCATCAGCAACCTCCTCATATCCTTTAGGAGGCATGATGCCACGCTCTCTATCAACGATAAACGACTCTAACAATGAAAGCCCTTGTGTAGGTGCATCGTGGTGTATGTTAACGCTATCGTACTTATCACCCTTTGCCCACTTCTTGGCAATCTCAAAGATAGTATCTCTATCGAATACCACATAGTACTCACCTCTTGCCTCATCGTAGCGGTATATGGGTTTATCCGCTATCATAGCAGCACCCGATATGATACGCTTCTCCTCGTCTTGGATAGAGAACCCCGACTTACGTCTTGCTTTCCTTAACTCCAACTCCTCCAACTTGCGCTCGGTCCAACGTAGCATCTCATCACCACCCCATAATAGGTAGGAGATAGTGCCACACGCTTTGGTGTCCTTTGGGTTATAGTACTCCTTGCCTCTTGATAGGTAGGAATAGGTACGCTTGATGGTTTCCATTGAGATAGGCTCACCATTGGCAAGTTGTCTTGCTCTGTTCTTACCCACCAACGTAGCACAATCGTTGTTGACTGCCTCGTTTAGTTTGATACCACGTTGAGCGTTTTGACTCGCTGCCTTTGGATAGTCTTGATAGGACTCAAACTTCTGTCCTTCCCAATAGTTGTAGCATATAGCAAGTGCCTGGTCTTGGTCGTACCCTTCACCGGTAACAACCTCCATACATCTACCTATGAAGTCATCCTCGCTCTCGCCTACATTAGGCTTAACGAATTGATCATTGAAGTATTGGAAGTCCCTCTCGATTGCTGGGTTGGTAACAAGGGAAACAAACTCAACGCCCGTTTCATCCTCTGGGTTTATTATTAACCTATATATTGGTAGTTCATTCATATCTCGTCTGTTGGTTCTGGGAAGTACTCCGGATGTAACTCTTTGCAAGTCTTAGTCCATTCGGCTATTGCACTTGATGAACCAAAGGTATGAACGCCCATAGGTGGACACCATACCATCTTGTCTTGCCATTGAGCCTCACCACTCCAAAGTACATCCACGTGGTAGTTTTTTGATATAACTGGTTCGGTTATTACCTCGCCTTCGCTATCGTATGTGCCTTCTTCAAGGACTATGTTACCCAATCTAACGATTGAGTGTGAGTGTGTAGGGTTACCTTCCTGGTCAACTCCTAATCTATCGATGTAGGTGTTGGCTTCTCTTTCTGTTTTAAAACTATATTTACGGAACATTTTTATATTTTTTCAAATGTGCACCCTGCAAATGTCTTACACTCACCCTTTAAGTGTGCAGATAACATTGTGTGTGATAAATTGTAAAATCTTGATGCTTCTGCTTGACTATCAAATATTTTATTTGTTTCCTTGCATTTCACTTTGCACCTTTTCTTACCTTTTAAATTATTGTCCAAAGCGTGTTGATTGTTCATTTTACAATCACACCATTCTAAATTGTCAATGTGATTGTTTGTTTTATTGCCATCCTTATGGTTAATAAGCGTGTATTTACTTGAACTTAAAAAAGATTGTGCAACCAATCTATGAATTTTGTGTGCTTTTACTTTACCATTCTTGCAAAGGCTTACTCTTTCATATCCTAATGAATCAACAATTTTTTTTATCTCTTTGCCTTTCCATTTTTTTGGTGTGCCATATCTTGATTTAATAACACGGTCTAAACTTCGCACATTGCCATAATTAGAAATTTGATACAACCCTTCGTATCCTTTTATGTTTTTATATTCTTCCATATTGCAATATACAAAATTCGTACGGAACATTATAAAGTTGTTAGGGCTGCTAATTCGTCGTTTGATAGTCGAGTAGGGAATAAGATTGCTTGGTTAAGTTTACCAATCATTTTATCTGCACTTGCTGCATTGTCAAAACTAAAAGTCGTAAGCGTTCCACTTGTATAGGTTGAACCACTTGTATCTGTTCCGACTTGTGAGCCATTGACATAAGCGACAAAATCATTTTCCTTGTAAGCAAATGTTATTTTTAAATTTGAGGTTATATCAGCACTTGAGTAGTTCATCGAAACTTGCGTAACTCCACCAACTTGCACTAAAAAGTTTATATTGTTAGATACATTATTAAAGGTAATTAGTAAACGATTTGTTGCAGAACCACTATTTAATCCGATTGACCGATAAGAAAGGTCATTAGATAATGCTGACAACTCCGCAAACAACGTACCCTCCGTCTGCCCTATCAACGAACTAATACCCGTCTTATAACAAGAATCAGCCGAGCGAGTAACACTACTACCATAGGTAGGTATGTAGGAACTGGGGTAAGAGCCTAACTCGGCTTGGCATCCGTAAATATATGTTCCTTTTGAACCATCTCCTACAACATTTGTTTGATTATCGCTACTTGCTAATTGAAAACGCACACTCGCAGATGCAGTTGCAACAACTTCTTTTGTTGCTGATATTCTATACCATCCATTGCCGTAATCTTCAATATCTGCTATAATTCCAGATCCCGACTGAATAGTTCCTACCGAACCATCGGCAATGTTGAACCAAACACTTCCAGCAGAAAACGCACCACCAACACCAGTAAAACGAATATGAAAATAATCATAGTCGCTTTTCTTTACAAAACACGATATCGTGCAATCATTTCCTGATGTTACTGAAATACTATTTGCTTGTAACCATTGCTCACTTGTGGCATTAGCAGATACTAACTTAACTGCATTATAAACACCCTCTGGAGATGCAGTTTCGCTTGTGTTTTCTTCATCAACTATTGAGCCTTCATTACTCCAATTTGCACCATCAGTATATTCACTATTGCTAATAAGGTTAGTCCTCTGAGGCTCTAACAACAAACTTGGGCAACTACCACCCGAATAGTCAAGTCTTGACATATCCTCTAATATACCCGCTTGTGCAGTTGTGGTGGTTGTTTCTATGTAGTCGGTTGCTACTAAACCTTGCTCAAGTTGAGCGTCTTGGATGTAGATTGAGCCGCTTGTTGGAAATCCGCCCGAATTGTTGGATACATATATTCTTGCTTCATTGGTTGTATCGCTATAAAGAATTGAACATCTATACCAACCATTACCAACATCCACCATTTTTGAATCAATTAATCCTCCCGCCTCACTTCCAATAGTCCCCGAATCTAAATTAAAAAAGCATCGTGGATTAAGGCCTCCGTTTGCTCTTAAAAATAATCCATTTTCTGTACCCGCTTTAGCATAAACGGAATAAGTATGAACACCGCTTGTTGATACACTTTGAGAAACTTGTGCCGTTCCACTTGCGTCAAATTCCCAAGCATCCGAACTCCCATCGTAACCTGTTTGCCCTCCCGTTAGTGTACCATTGCTAAGCGACCAAGTAGTATCAAAAGTATTACTCTGCAATAACAGATTCTCTCTACCCTTCTCAATTAACCCCTCACTATTAACTCTTGTTGCTGCAAGGTTACTCCCACGACTGAAAGTGAAGTCTCCATCTCCATTAGTTGGCTTGACACTATACAACGTACCGTCTTTATATCCGCTTGGTATCATCACCAAACTTGCATCGTTTATCATAATCTTAAACCTTTTATTGTACAACTATTTGCCTCAACAACCCCACCATCGGCAAGTACCCTCGCCTTGAAGTCATTGAATAAACTAAACGCTAAACCTCGATAGCGTAATGAATATATCCTTACTCCTATCATACGTTGTACATCACGACTGAACCACTTGTCAAAGTGATTGATGAGATACTCTTGCCGTTAGGTACTGATATGAATATACCCGAATAAAGGGTAACTCCACTCAATCCTAATGAAGTCATCAATGATGCATCATTCTCATCTAATATCGCAGATACAACTGCATCAGCGTTAACGACAAATCCTTGCCAATTTCCAGTGTTTGCACTTGTGTTGCTTACGACCTTACTCCCCGTAAAGCCACTCATAAATTCTGTTGCTGAACTCATACTTATATATAGTGTTTTTAAATTTTTGGCATTATTCTACTAAACTCACCTTTTGGGTGTTGCTTACTTTTGCTTGTGTTGATGTGATGTCAGACTCTACAACATACACCTTTCTCATCTGTGTTAACTCATTCTCAGAGTTGATTACCCCACCCAATCTTGGTGCTGCCATTTGAGGTACTCCTGGTGCAGATGGTGTTGATGGTGAACCCGTGGTTGGTGCAGGTGCTTTAATTATGTTGTAAGCCCTTTTTGCGTTGGAAAGGATAGTTGTTGCAAGTGCAATATATTTCGCTATTCCTGCAAGTCCTCCCGTTGCCACGTTGTCCGGTGTTGGTGAGTTGGCATTGGCTAAAGCACCACTCAATGCTCGTGCAGTATCAGCACCTATTTGAGCAAGTGCAATCGCCTTACCTACCTCTGAACTCTCACCTGCTAACCCAATGATCGCATCTGCTATTTTAACCGACTCATCATACATAGCATTCTTAACATCTTGAACTGCCTTTTCTCTCTCGATTTCCTTTTGCTTGTTCTCCTCGTCTATTTGAGCAAGGTACTCTTGCAATGCTACTTGTTCCTCAACCTCTTTGTTAAACTCATCAAGTCTTTTTTGTTGCTCGTCTTTTCGCTTCTGTTCTCTATCTGCATTGATTTGGTCAATGGTTGCATCTCTTATCGCCTCAGCATCTTTGTATGCTTGGTCAGTCTTTTGAAAGCCCTCAACCATAGCATTAAATTCTCTCTCTGCTAATATCTCCCGTTTCTTAAATTCATCTTCACCTAATAGTTCACGCCTTTTAGCGAGTTCCTCTTGGCGTTTTAACAACTCCTCATCACGTCTTTTTTGCTCTTCTGCTTCCTTATCTCTTTTTGCTTTAGCATCTGCTGCTGCTTTATCGTTCGCTGCCTTCTGTTTATCCCTATATGCTTTGTTGCTTTTGCTCTTGATGTCGTTGGTCTTTTCTATCTGAGTTGCCTCTTTTATCAATCCCTCTGCATAGTCAGTAAATGAGGTTGCTTGTTCTGCCCTTTCCTTTTTTATCTGCTCTATTTTTGCATTTATACTTTTGCCAATTTTAGAATTGGTATCAACTTGCATTGTTGCTTGTTCTGCAAGTATATCTGCTTGGGCTTCTGCTGCCTTTTGTAACAATACCTCTGCTTGTCGTCTTAATGCCGTTGCTTTGATATAAGCATCAGTCTTAGCAACATAGTTTGCCTCCGCCTCTTCAATAGAATTAGCAGCACCCAACACATCACCTAAGGTTGAATTGTATTTATCAAGTGCCTCCTCTTTAGAGATGACACCTTCTTTTGCTAAATCAAATGCAACCCCTACATCCTTAACCTCTTTGGTTGTTTCTGCTATTGCTTTGTTGTATTCCTCTTGAGTTTCGTTTAATATCTTTTGCTCTTCATCAACATCCCCTAACATTCCTTTTAAGTCATCCCAATACTCAATCAATAAACCAACACCAACAATCAATGCACCTATCCCCGTTGAAGCGAGTGCTATCTTTGCACCTTTAGAGAATGTCCTAACAGACTTTAATGCACCTAAAAACCCTTGACTCATATTTTTGAGTAAGGGCAGAGCTTTCTCCATATCCTTAAGCCCTTGAGATAGTGCCATTGCACTTTGAACCTTAAGCAACGCCTCTTCTAACTCATCACTCTCCGTTCCGAATAAGCCCATAGCTCCTGCTGCCAATTCAAAACCACCTACAAGTCCTTTAGATACGGTGTATAATTGTTGAGCCGAACTCGTGGACTTTTTAATTCCATTGTCAAGGTCTTTGACCTGGTCATTATATTCGCCCGTTTTTTTCTTGGCTTCTTGAGCAGCATCGCCTAAATCGTTGTATAGTTCTGCTGCCTCCCTTACTGTGCCATCACCTTGTACCTCAAGGTTTATTTTGACTGAAGTATCTATCATTAGTGTCCGTGTGTTATTATCCAATATTGAGTGCCATCAGATACAACTTGATCGTACCCTCCTTTGGCATTTTGTGTATGTGAGGTTGTGTCCTCTATTATTACCGATCCATCTCCTGCCGTGATTGTAATTGAGTTTGCTGATGCCGTCTTTTTAACGACAAACATTTTACCGCTTATATCAGTAGGGTCTGGAAGGATTACCGATATGCTACCTGATGTAGTATTGCATAGAATCAACCAATCGTCATAAGTAGCCGTATAAGGTGAATCTGTGTTATCTATGCTTACTATTTTACCACTACCTAACCAAGTTCCCATAACCGGATAATTCTCTACATATACCCTATCTCCCTCAGGTACTGCAAAGTCCGTACAACGTAAAGCAGTAACGTTATCAAAGTCACGAGGTATCCCTACATTTGTGCCACCTAAAACGGTGTTGTAGTTTCCTTGAACGTTGTTGCCATCTCCCGTGCTTATATTGTCATCATCTCCTTGATTATCCCCTATGTTTACTCCACCACTTGAAGTACCCAAGAAACCATCACGCCCATCAGTTGGGAAATAGTCTCCTTGAACTCCACTTCCATCATATCCACCTACACCAACTGCACCCGTATTCCTTGCGAATGGTTGGTAATAAGTAGCAAGTAGGAACTCGCATAAGAACACACCATCCTCTAAAGGTGTGTAATCGCTGACCTTGTTCAATCTCCAATACTGATTCTCAAAGAAATAAAGGTTGTTGAATTTAAGGTTTACCCAATCGTTAGGAGTGATTCTGAAATACCCCTTGAATATCTTAGAGTCCTTGTCTGCTATCTCGGTAATGGTCTTGAAATAGTACTCATTAACCAGGTTTTGATTTGAGTAGTTAAACCCTATGTATACAAATGACCTTTGTGGTATGCCAAAGTTTAAGTCAAACTGCATATCACTTGGATCGTCAATGTGAAGAGTGACCGGATATTTAGTTGTGTTTGCCGTGCTTGGATTTTGGTCAAACGTATAGTATGCACTTGTAGTTGCTGCACCACCATAGTATAAAACTCTCAAGTTTGCATCACCTTGCTCAATCCAGGAATAGTATCTTGTACCCTCTTGCACCATTATAGTAGGTGAGAAAGTTACCTCAATCTTTTTCTCTGTCTTGATAAAATCGTTGTCAATACGAACTGTCCTATCTCCATAGGTTCTTTCAAACTGCTCTTTGTATTCCTTGTTTTTAACATCGTCTGTGTCCTTGTAACTGAATACATAAGGGTTGCTTTGCAAATCCCCCATAGGCACAATTTGAGTATCTTGTGAGTAGTCTAATTTATCCGACCAATCTACATTGTCACCATCATAGAAGTCATCACGAGGTACAATCCTCAACTGCTTACTTTCAGTGTCCTCAATATAGAGGTTAAACATCTTGACAAAATTGAGTAGTAACTCCTTCTGTGTATATTCACCTGCAAAGAACTGAGAGAAGTCTATATTGTTGTTGTAACCTAATAGGTTGGATTTTGATTCATTATTAACATAGCAGTCAGTAGTGAATTGTTGAGTTGTTGAAACTCCCGCAGCATCTCTTGTAAGATTGTATTTAAACTGCACATAATCACCACTTGTTAATGCCTTTAATTGAACCGTAGCAACCCCAACTGTATCTCCATCATTGATTGACACAAACATTGTGAATTTAGATTGCCCATTTATTAAGCCATCAATCTCAATATCTATATCACCACTTGAACCAACCCTCTCAAGAGTTAGTGTAAATATATAACCTCCTGTATCTGGCACATTATATTGATAGGTAGTTGTATCCCAATTTCCACCATTGTCAAAATTGCCACCGGTTGAATCGTTACCAAAAGGCAATAAATCACCAGTGTTTAAAGTAGTGGTACCCGTGAATTGTGCTTGAAATAATCTACTATCTACACTTGTTGATGCAACCCCTCCATATTGATATGGTATTACAAGCCGTTTAAAGCGGTCTGTGTTAAAGAACGAGTCAGTTGTGTAGGAATACCCCACCGAACTAAATATCTTGTCTATAACGGTCTTTGCATATAGTGTAGGGATGTGGTCATCTACCCTCCATCTGTCTATCTTTTGAATGTTATGCTTGGGTAATGGTTGCATCCATACATAACCTTTACCATACTCAAATGGCTCAGGACTTGAATTAACCCATATTTGATTATCCCAAGAGTCTTTAACATTGGCGATATTCATTGTGTGGTTGTACTCACTGAAATTAAGGTCGCTCAACTTGGCATTCTCTAATGATGTAAACAAGTCAGCAGTCTGACCGTGAATAGTTGCATTGTATAGAATATCCTTTGAGTCATTAACCACTATCTCAGTCAACCGTATGAACCCTCTTATCTGTTCCATACCATCAACCAACACCACTACATTTGCTTTCTTGTTAGGGTTGAAGTCAGGTGTTAATTGTGAACTCCCTTGAATCTCATTGCCCACCTCAAAGATGTGTGAAAATATCTTGTTGTTTTGTTTGGTTCCTGGAAGGGTTATAGTTTTACTCCAATCACTCGACCTACTCTGTGGCTCTTTAATATCCGCTATTGAACGAGTTATCTGAATGGTGAAGTCATCTAATAAATCCAACTTCTCATTTCGATATCCTGTACCCCCCAAAGAAACTATCCCAGATTCAAGGCATTCTAACGATTCGCAGACACCACCATCGGCAAGTACCCTTGAAGCGTAATCCTCAAACTCATTATTTGGGATGTCAATAATTATCTCTATCATAGTCGTTGCGACTTATCTGGTATTGATGTTGTTATCTCTAATGTTAAATTAAACGCCTTGTCGTTGATGTGCTTCCTCTCCTCGTATTGGGTTGATGTTATATTGACCGCTTTCAACACACCATCATACATCCATACTCTTGGACTCATTACTAATTCTTTTAACCATACTGCCTCTGCCTCTGTCAAAAGGTCAGTGTTAAGAGTTATCCTTTCGTTTGCCTCTGTGTAATAGTCTGACTTAGAATGAGCATCTATCCCATAGGAATAAACACCACTACTTAACGAGTAAGGGTTGCTCTTATATGATTTGCGAAGTATATCAATAGCATCTCGCCTTACCATATTGAACCTCATTGATTCAACCCCTCCTAACCTATTTAAGAAAAAAAGGTCAGTTGTATCATACTTGCTACAACGATTATCAATAGAGATAGAAAAAGTAGAGCCGATAGCATTACTGCTACTATTCTCAGGAGTGATAGTATAGGATGTCGCACCGGTCGGAATGCCTCCAGAAATGTTGCTTCCAATCGGGATACGAACAACTTTAGAGGTTGGGCAAGGGATGTTAATACTACCAACGCCAGAAAAGTCAACAGATAAATTATCGATTGTCCCATCGTTAAGAAGGTAGAGCCAATCTTTTTGATCGATGTGTATACGCTTTGCATTATTGTTTGTTAGAAATTGTGCAGTCGAACCACTTGCCATCAGATAGTCGCCTTGAGCATAACTCACCCAATCAATAGGGTTAAGGTATCCGTTCCATACTGTTGTACCCGTTACGCTTGTCACACCCGTTGTTTGAACTATTGGTGTGGTTGTACCTGTTGAGTACTCATACCCAAAGTCTACCTTGTAGTTGTAGAATGAGTTTGCACATCCACTTGCTGCCGTATCGTTGTAATTCCAATCGTGAGTAACATAGTCCTCTAATACCCTTGAGATATTTATCACCCCTTCTGTGGAGGAGTTGTAATGGATAGGGAATTTCAATCGTGTAAGCAATGAACCTCCACTTGATTTAACGTCTGCTATGAACTTGAAGTTGTAGTTTGAACTCAACCCACTTGCATCGGTAACAACATAGATATTGTCATTGTATGCCGGTTGATAATCTCCGTTCTGATGGTTAACTGTAATCGCTGCCATTTATATATAAATAGCGTTTTAGCCATAGTGTCCCAAAATCAAAAAACCCCACCGATAGGACTTGCAATTACATCGGCAGGGTTAATGATAAATTTTAAAAAACAAGAGTACACAAATATACTACAATAATTCATTTAAACAAGCACAGACGTAAGATTCAAAACCTTTATTTGCTGCCTGGTTTAATCTCTTGTTCCTTTCCTTTGTGATAGTGGTGTGAAATGCTATGGTGTTAAAGAACTCAATCAACGGCATCTCCAAGATTAAGTCCCATTCGGTTCGTCTGCCACCTGCGAGTCTGTCGATGAGCGATAGCCATCCAAAAGTTCCTCCATCTCCTCCCTCTTCTCCCCCAAAAAGGATAGGGTAGCGTCCAATAATTTCGGATAGAGTGCCGAAAAAAAAAGCGCATAGTTGTTAAAGTCTATTGCTTTTAGATCTTTGAAATTCTCAACCTTCCATTCATAGTCATCATCAATACGTTTACCCCATATATTTACCCGGTATGAAAGTAGAGCTATTATGGTGTGTAGATTATCAATGATGTTGCCCTTTGTGACTTCCTGGAGTTCAATGAAGTGATGGGCTTTCATTTGTTTCGCATTGGTTACCAATCTGAAGTAGCGTTTTTTGTGTCGGAATGAGAATGCAAACTTGCTCTTGGGTATTTCATTCAAGAACGAAAGGTCAACTGCTCTCAATTCGTTCAATGTCCACTTCTCAACCTCACTATAAGGTATGCCCTTGATGATAGCGACAATATGTGCTACCCTCTCGATAGGGTTGAAGGTGTCATCTATCTCTTGTATGGCTTGTAGTTTGCCAATGGTTATATCATCCCAATTCATATATAGTCAATTATTGTGGTTTGAAATTCCTCAAAGGTACGACAAATAACGTACTTGTATCCTCTTGAGTTTGCACTCTCTTCAAATAGTATTTGATTCTCACTTTGTTTAGTCTTAGGTAGTTTCATCTCGATAAATAGTCCGTGCCAATCTCCGCTTGGGTGCATAACAAATAAGTCAGCAACTCCACTCAAAACACCCTCACGTTTTAATGTGACCGCTTGTCTTATATCCCTATTGCCTCCGTTAGGTATGGCAAAGATAACGTGGAAAGGGTACTGATACCGAAACCACTTGACACATTCTGCTTGTAGTTGACTTTCACGCATAATAGAATAATCCTGGTTTGTTGTGTTGTTTGCAATCCCACGCTAAAGCCAATGACATCACACAGTCATCGTGCAGTCCGGTAGGTGCTTCGTATTTAACTCCCGTTCTGGAGTAGGTGAACTCAAAGTTTCTCATCTCATCTGCAATAGCCCCATCGGGGAAACCTATGTTGCCACCTTGTACTGCCATTACCAACCCTTCTATTAGTTGTTGCTTTGATTGAGAGGTAAACTTAAACCCCTTAACTCTTGGATGCTCTCGTTGTAGTTGCTCAACGATGGGATCTCCTACACCGGTTGAGTCAATGAAAGCTGGTGTGTTGCCTATCGTTTGCTTGATGGTTGCTAACGTCTGCGACCAATCCTTTTGAAACCTATCGAAGTATGCTACATTGCCCTCTTGGTTAAGCCCTATGATAACAGTCCAGTCAGTATACTTAGCCAGGTCTATGCCATAGCAAGTAGGTACTCCGTTGATTGGTGTTATGCAGTTGTCGATGTTAGTATGCCCGAATGGGTTTGAGTTGTCCTCTGATGGTTCGGCAAGGTATAGTTCTCTAAATATGTAATCGGGTAGGTCACGCTTGGCTTGTTCAATCTCCTCAACCTTGAGTATACCTTCCTTCGCTGCATCGTAAGCCGTTATCTTAAAGTACTCCATGTTTGGATCACCCGACTTGGCTCTCTCTCCCAACTTATAGAACCAATTCTTCTTACCCTTGACGTTACCTATCAACTTACACTTGCCTTGTGTTGCAGTTAAGGTTGAACGTAGAGCAAACCAACTGTCCTCTCGTGAACGTGACGCCTCGTCAAAGACGGCAGCGTACACATCCTCACCATATAGGTTGTCGGGCTTCTCTGCTGACTTAAACTCGATACGTGAACCCATAGGCGTTGTTAAGACTAACTTGCTCTCATTGGATATAAAGAAGTCCTTGATGTTTACTTGAGCCTTCATACGTCTAAAGGCAATCTCTGCTTGTTGGTATACCGGTGCAACCCACCATACCGATTGATTGTTGTTAAGGTTAAGTGCTTGTTCAAATAACCATATAATATGACTTGCCGTTTTACCTGTCTTGGTTGATGCTGCCGTAATCGTGTAACGAGCAGGGCTATCCAAGATGTCTTTTTGGTAGCTTGTTAGATATGGTCTTTGATAGTTAATTTGCATATTAACCTCTTATTTACGGGTTAAAAAGTTTCAATTTTGTTTCACGATGTTACACTCTTCAATAGCGCTAATCTCTTTTTGTTTATCTGTTTTAGGTTGTGATTCTCTTGGCAGTATTTGTAGTTGATGCCTCCTACTTGTTTCCACTTGCCTGATTCAATCAACCTACTCAATGGTGATACCCAATCGTTATTTGATACAAAATACACCCCTAAGTTATTACGATGGTTGGTGTATGGTTCAACATCTGAAACCAAGATAGGTAACTTGTATGCTGCTGCCTCAACTATCT